TCAACACGAAATCCCCCGAAAATTACTCGAATATTCCATATCCTGTCTAAACCATAACATACTCTGCACCGCGTGCGTCCAGGTATTTTTTGGTCATTGTTAAATTTTTGTGGCCGAGTAAACGTTGAGCAAATTCTTCTCCGCGCTCCTTTTCGTAGAGCCTGCTCGCCAGACTCCTGATCTCATGGAAAGGCGGTGGGTTAGGACCGAATTTTAACCCGGTCGAATCCCTTATCTCTGCGAAAGCCTGGGTGAGTCCGTCAGGCGTTAGCGGCCCCGGCTTTCTCCCCCCGCGGCGAACCGGCGAGTAAAGCATGAAGTCCGAAGGGTTGTTCACCCGGCATCGATCAATGACATCCTGCAACACAAGCCCGGCTACTTCCAGCCTCAAATCAAGGGGGAGCGCCAGTTTGTGACCTGTTTTCTCCTGAGTAACGAATAGCCTCCCGTCTTTAAGGTCACTGAACCTGAACAGTGAGATATCCTCCCGCCGCTGGCCGGTGATCAGCGCCAGATCGCATGCGTTAAGCGCCCAGTCAGAATGAGTTAACGCGGCCTGGCGGATGACGGTGAAATGCTCGAGTAACAGCCGCTCTCGCTTAACTTTTGGCGTCGGAGTTCTCGTCGGCTCGGCCGGATTTCTGACGACATGTCCTTCCACGATCGCCTCCCTGAAGATGTCCATAAGCACCGACCTCAGCCCGGAAGCCATGCTCTTTTTATCGCAGAGAATGTAGGCTTCAAGAAATGAGGCGATGTCCTTTGTCGTGACTGAGGCGAGGGGTATTTTTCCGAATTCTTCCTTTATGGTGGCGATCTGGTTCCGCCTGACCTTCATCGTGTTTGGTTTCAGCTCGCGCCGCTCGAGAATTACCTCGTAACGCTCCAGCCATGCAGCCACTGTAAAAGTGGGCACGTCTTTTATGCGATCCAAGAGGGAAGAGGGAAGGTAATTCTGGTCGATGTAGTTGTTGGCTTCAATGGCCTGGGCAACAGCGTCCTTGCGATCAATCGGGCCAAGAGAAATCTCCTGCCCGGTCACCGGATTGCGCCAGCTGTAAAGTCTGTCTCTTTTACGATAGGTCAGGTTACGGGGCAGGTTAGCGTCGTAACGTACTGGCCTTTTCGCCATGAGTCAGTCTCTCCAGTAGGGTGCCGCCGGACGGCAGTTTGGTGTGTTTCGGTTTAGCGCGCAGATTCTTCTTGCGCGGATCCACGTAGATAGCGTCAGGCTGAACCTTATATTCCTTTCCGTGCAGCTCTGGTGCCGGATAAATTCGCCCCTCCCGCGTCCATCGACGCAGAGTCGAAAGGGAGGGGGGAGTCGTGTAGATCTCAGCAGCCCATTCCTGCAAATTGAGAAGCTTAGCCATGAGAACTCCTTAGCCGCCAGGCATTATAAGCGAGGCCGCGTTGACGTGTTGATTATTCGAAATCAGGTAAAAAGAGGCCCCGACGAAGCGGGGCATGCACATTTTTAGAAAATTAGTTGGGTAAATCCAATATCTGCCGATATGTTAGGAGTTACATTTGAGGGAACGACATCCATGAAAACAAAGCATTTGCTGCTGTTTGTGCTCTTAGCATTGGCCCAATGTAGTCACGCTCAAGAACAATACAATTTTGAAGATGTAAAACCTGCAGTTATTGAATTCTTCAAGCGCGGGGTAGGGAATCCTGATGGCTGCGATGTGTTCAAACAACAACTTGCCAAAAATCCTGAAGATGAGCAAGCAAGGAAAATGATGATTGGTTTTTGTGACAGTGACTTAGATACATCTAAGCCAGTAACTTTCACAGAAATGTCATCGCATAGCTCTGAAGGGCATCCATATGTTTGCGGCATCATATCCGGTCAGACACAACTTGGCCGAAAAATAGGCGCGCGTTTTATTGCTGCCGAACCATATCATTTAGTTCTGGGCTTCAAGTATTCACGACGACCGATAGCTTACGCAACGGATGATGGTTTTTTGGTCGATGAGTTTCGTTCTCAGCTGAAAACCTTCAACGAGCTATATGCAAAAGCATGTAAATGAATTAAATCCCTCTCTGCTTATTCTTCAACTCGATGACGGATTGGCACTCCGCGCATGTCTGGCAGCCGGGAACGGCAGCGCGCCGCGGCTCTGGAATTGGTTCGTCGCATTCTTCACAACGCTCAGCTGATACGGCGTTGCGGTTCAGTCGGTGAGCGGCGATCGCTATATCGATACGTTGCTGAGCCAACTCGTTTGCTTGGTCAATAATCTCTGCGGTCATTTCTGGACTCCTTCAGTAAATTATTCAATTTCTCCTTATAACTGGCTTTCGCTTCTTTCTTGTTGGGTCGCCAGTCTCCGTAAACGCTCACATCCAGGTAGTTTCCCAAACGATACATCCGGCAATTTCCGTTGCGGTCGTAGTCCACCTGCGGCTTGTTGATACCAAGCCACTCATGGAATTCATGACCGCTATCAGCATCCAGAAAATCCTGGTAATTACTTTTTGCCTTGTACTTACGGGCGGTAAGTTTTGGAGGCGAATATTCCACTACCTCGCCGTACTCTATGCCGTCAATGGGATGGTACCGTTCGGGCGAGTGGTAAGGCGCGGTATCAAGAACAACGCCAATGTAGTGGCCGAAATCACGCACGATTGTTCCTGGTTCGCCATAAGCCACAACGCGGCGACCGACGTAGGCGTTAACTCCATACTGCGAATTGATGTATTCGAAGCACATAATCAGTTCTCCCGGAACTGTCGGTTAATTCGGTTGTAGATGAACGCCAGCAATAAAAAGGGAGCCTTAAGCTCCCGGGTAATTAGTGCCTTCATGCGGCGCGCTCCGCCATTATTTCGGACTTCTGTTCGTCGTTGAGCAAGTCGTCAGAAACGATCGCCACGCGATTGCTGGCGCTCCACGATACTGGAGCACTTTCTTTCAATGCCTTATTCAGCGCCTCAGCAGCATCACGCACAGCTTGCGGCAAGCAGTAATAGTCATCACCATCAGGCATTATCTCTTCGCAGTGCTGCTCCAGATCGAACTCAGGCGGGTAGTTAGGCTCGCAGATCATCAACTGCAGCTCGCTCGGCAGCAGGGAGTGCTCATAGCAATAGTCGGCCAGCGATTCAGCGTCGAAAAAGTACTGGTCACTGTCGAAGATAACTAGCGGCTCTCCGGCCCATACCGCGCGCTCAAAGGTGGAGAACTTCGCCTGGCGGCTTTCGCGGTGGCATTCTTCGCAATAGCCATTAGTGCTATGAATTGGGTGCTCTTCAGGTTTGTTTTTGCACTTGCGATGAGTGGCACCGCACCAACGCGCCTGGCGCTCGTCACCGCCCCAGAAACGACCTTGGCGGTCTACCCAACCAGTTACGGTCTGGATGCTGGCCGCTTCATCGCTGTCCATCATCACGATTTTTTCAGTTTTCATATTCATTGTTCGGCTCCAAATCGCCCGTTAAGGCGGCCAGTTTTGACGACGAACTCCAGGAGGCTAACTCCCAGAGCTACAATTTTCTTGTGATGCTTGTTGATGATGGGAGGCACCGTTTCGTTCCAGTTAGGCTTTGGCTTCTTGCGCATGGCCTGCCGGATTTCCTCGGTGCAGCGGCGGCAGGCGGCGCGGATGGCGTTGTCTGTTTCTGGCGTCATGCGGCCTCCCGGCGGGCGAGAAGTTTCGCCCCGAAAGCCATCAGCTCGTCCCGGTCCACAGTTGCGAAGTGGCAGTGTGTACGCGGGTACGGTCGCCAGATTATGAGCATCGACCCTTTGTTATTCCCCGATACTGGCTTACCGGTGACCGGGTTAATAAATGCCAGCCGCCCGGCGGTGATGAGGCGAACCTCGCTAGCTGTCTGGATAGCCTCTTTGAACCAGCCAACCGAAGTGTCTGCCGGTACCAGCATGACCGTGCCGATCTGATTGGCGCTCTCTGCGGCGGCCTTCTTAACAAACGGCATGATGTCGCTGTATGGCGGGTTCAACCAGACGTAGCCGGGAATGCTCAGGTAATCAGCCCAGGGCGTTTCCAGCGTGTTCTGCTCGGCGGTGATGAACTTCCGGCACAGCGAGTTATGCGGAGCTGCGGCGGCATCCAGTTGGAAGCAAAACTCAGCATCAAGGGAAACGAAGATGGCTGGTGGAGTGCGCCAGAGGTCGCGCTGATCCGCTGGCGTGTTGCTGCCGGTGAAATCCGTCATATATCCTCCCGCTCCGGATCGTTAACATCCCAGCCATTACGCTCAATATTGGTTTGCAGCCGCTTATCTCCTACCTCTTCAATGCAGCGGCCGGTAATCTCAGCGACTTCAGCGTTTGAGTGTCGCCACAGCAACGCCAGCTCTTCGGTAGTCCATTCAGGCATGACTTTTCCTCCTGACGATCGGGCAATTGAGTTGCGCTTGCTGCGCACGGAGTGGATAGAGCGGCCGGTTGCCGCGGAGATTTCTTCAGGAGTGAACCGCCCAAACAGAAACAACTCTGCTTTGGTCCATTTCCTGCAGTTGGTATTGCCAGGAAACTTCACGTCGAGGCGAGCAGCCTGTGTGTAAACAGCGCGCTCACTTCTCTCCAGTTTTTCGGCAATCAATGAGAGGGGCATCTGTCCTGCAACTTCATGCAGGAACAGGTTTTCCCACGGCTGCCAGTGATTAGCTCCCATGCTTACCTCCACTGCTCGCCAAACGTGAAGCCAATCTCCGCCAGCGCCTCGTCCATCTTCTCGATGAACTCCGGCACCATTTCGTTGAAATCGGCCATGTATTGCGGATCCCGCTCAACGACGACGTGGTGAATGCCTTCGCGTTTCATGCGCGGGTCGTAGTTGGCAAAGAACCAGGCGTCTTTTCCGGTCACCCACATACTGTACTGCACCTGAGCCATGTACTCTGACTTGATGGCCTCAAAACCGCCGAGGCGAAATTTCATGAAGTCACGGGAGGTGAACGGGCATTTCAGCTCGAGGCCGAAATTGTTACTGCAAAGGCCGTCAGGGGAGCACGCGGTGCGCATGCTCTCGTCACGGAACAGGATCGGAGACTCCGTGACTTTCACGTCGGTGGTGAACTCGAAGAGGGTGCGGGCGTCTTCCTCGTACTGCTTTCCCCAGGCCAGAGCCTTGGCGTTAACCTCTGGCGCGACGCCGGTGCATACCTCGGCGAGTAGGGTGTGGAAGTAGGACATCTTCATGCCCGTCCATTTGGTGCCGGATCGCGGCTTGGAAATGACGTTGTGCACTTCAGAGGCAGTTATGACGCCGAGGCGCAGCCGGTGCCACGCCTCATCGCCCTGTTGAATAGTGGTTACGTCAATGCCGGTCCGGGCAAGGATAATTTCTGGTGTCATGCTGCCGCCTTAGCCCTTTTCTGAAGGAAGCCAAACCCTTTCTGCGCCTCTTCTTCAGTGAGTTCTGACGCCTCAAGAATTTGCCGTTTGAAGATGTCGCTGCACAGTGGGAGGAAGTCTTTCTCCCAGTCTTTATCCAGGGTCGTTAAGAGATCGGTTATCGCCTGCAGCGTTTCTTCGCTTGCTGCTGGTGGAAGCGCTTCTGTGGTGCTGCGCGGCGTGACGTCACGGATATCTACGTCCAGAGATTTGCCTTCCATTTCTTCGGCGGTAGGCTGCTGTCCAATCTCAGGCCATGCCTTACGCAACGCCTGGGCTTCCGCGCATTTCGCCAGCTGTCCGTATGGGCGCTTTTTCCACATCGCGTTCGGCGCCGTGGTGTCGCGGCCGCCGGTGGCATAGTTCTCAATCCAGTATTCTTTGGCGCTGAACTCGACGATCTCTCCACTGGGCATGCGCTTGTAGACGGTGTATTTGCACCACTGAGGGAAGGTCACCTCGACACCAGTAAGCGTCTGAGTTACGTCGGGCCCGAACTCTGGCTCGCGGGCACCGGCATAATCGCCAGAACGGTCTGCCTGAATGCGGTAAAGCCCGATGCCCGGCATGACGACGTCGCGCCATTCACTTTTACCTGTTCTCGAGTCTTTGACGCTCATCGGCACGAGGTGGACAGGCTTCAGTAGTGGATCCAACTGGCGGGCACGGCAGTAATCGAGCGCCATCATTACCGATTCGTCTTTGGCGCCAGGGTAGATACTGTTCTTCAGCGCGCTCCAGGTAGCGACGTCGATGCCTTTTTCCTGCAACGCGCTCGCCGTGATTGTTAATTCGTTTGCCATCGTTAATCCCCTCAAAAATTAAAACGGGCAGCCGGTACGGTGTTCCCAGTCGTATTCCGCCTGGGAGTAAGCAACTGCCGAAATGAAATCGTTGTAGGCCTCGCCAGCTTTATCGCTGCGAAGTCCTTCGTATGGGCTGGAGTCAATCGGTACGGAGAAGTGGAAGAGGCCGGACGGCTCTTTTGGCATCATGTCGATGATTTCCCGCGCCCGGTCGCCGATCCACTTCTCTTTTTCGTCGATGAGCTGCTGCTCAGACCAGCGCCGATCTTCGATTCGGTCGTAAGTGAGGTATATGTTCATGGCTGAACTCCTGAAATATGGACGTGCGAGACCCGGCCGGTTAAAGCCAGCCTCTGGATTTAATTGAGAAAACTTGATTAATCAGCAAGCCAGCGCAGAATGTCATTAGCGCAGCGGCAACAACTAAGGTGACCAAATGCTGATTAATAAAAAACTGACAACACCGATGTACCCAAATGATGAAATGGGCAAGCGCTCGAAGCGAAATCATTGGTTTGTGAGAGAAAAGGGTAGTGACCAGCCGCATGATCAATCATGGTATGACTGGTGGAAGTCACGATCGCTTGGATTAGGCAAGAATGGTCATATTGCATGGCGTTCTACGTGTATCGCAAGAAACGCACCTGACCCATTCAATCCGCCGGGTTCATTCGAGGTCGACTTCCAGGCACCTGACGGCAAGCTGTATCATCTGGAGTTTAAGCTTGCTCCTCACGGCCCAAACAAATAATGGGTTAATGACTCAATCCTCCGCCGCGGCCATCAAGATACACCTCAACCAGTAGCTCTCTGGTGAAGGTGCGCTCACAACCTCGGTGGAGGTAGAGCTTTCCGCGCTTATTGGCTGATGCCGTCCACATGCCGTCTTTGTGCTTAACCAACATGCCAGGCCGAACTGCGCCGCGGTTAACTTCAACATATCCGTAGTGGTGCATCATTTTTTACCCTCCACCTGAGCCAATAAGCCAGCAATGTGCATCTGCCAGCGGTTCAGCGTGACCTGCTCTCGAGGATTGGTGAGCGACGTTAGCCGCCATTCGTTATCGTTCATGGCGCAGCGTTTGACGGTGTACTGCTTGCCGTTGTGGGTGACTGTCATGACGCCTCCCGGGCGCGGAGCATTGCGTCGGCAATATAATACGCATCTTCGGCTAATTCTTTGTATTGTGGTGATTGCGGGCCGCCACCAAAGGAATGCCCGTCCCATCTGCGCACTATGGCGGCCATAGCCTTAGCCGCGAAGTAATCGCGCACGGTTAAACCTCGTCCTCCAAAATCTTCGCTATCCCATGAGTTAATTTCAGGAGTGCATACGCCTGATTGTGGAAACGCTGGACCGCCAGTTTTGTTGCTCATAAATCCTCTTGGCCTTATCGCGGCGAACGGAACGGTTAATACAAGACTTCAACGCATTTATTCAGTGTTTCAATGGGCGGTGGATGGCCGCCGGTT